CCTAACTTTAAAGATTGTAAAGCTCCATTAAGTTCATTACATCATAAATCTTCTTTAAATTATATTGCTCATGGTCAAGCAAATGTTTATGGTTCATTTGTGGAAAGAAAATATCCACTTAAAAGTAGAGTGGATGAATCAATTTTTTGTGAAAAATTGAACATTATTCCAACCCACACGAAACCAGTTACCACTGGATGGGAACCTAAACGTATTGCTTTACTGCCAATGCTAAACACTGGCAGTATACCTATAGCATATATTGAAGAAGCTAAGAAAGATTTCTTGAACAAAATTGTAAATAATTTGAGTGATGAACATTTATCACACCTTATAGAGTATGATATGTTCACTACACTCAATGGAGCTGATGTTGCATTTGTTGATAGTATTAATAAGCAAACATCAACTGGATTTCCATTTAGAAGACCAAAAAAGGAGTTTTTTGATCCTGATCCCAGGGAGGGATATCCCCATGCCGTTAAATTGAACGATGTTATGCAAGATCGTGTTGATGCTGTTTTAAGAGCTTACAAAAGAGGCGAAAGATATATGCCTATATATAATGCATGTTTTAAAGATGAACCAGTTACACTTCAGAAAGCAATAGATAAAAAGACTCGTGTATTTATTTGTGCCCCTTGTGAATGGGTTATAGTAGTTCGTAAATTTTTGTTATCCTTTTGTCGAGTAGTTCAAAATAATAGTGAAATTTTTGAGTGTGCAGTAGGTGTAAATTGTGAATCTAAAGAGTGGGACCATCTGTATCACTATGTTACGCAACATGGAACAGATAGAATTGATGCGGGAGATTATAAGAATTTTGACAAAAGTATGCAATCTGAAATTATTTTAGCGACTTTTGATATAATTCATGCTCTTTATAAACGAGCTGGAGCATCCCAAGAACACCTTAAAGCTATAGAGTGTATAGGTAGGGATACTGCCTTCTCTTTAGTTGACTATTTTGGAGATTTGATTGAAGTTATTGGATCAAATCCTTCAGGTCAACCACTCACTGTCATCACTAATTGTATGGGTAATAGTTTGTATCGTAGAATAGTTTTTTATGCGTCTATTCGTGTAACCAATCGAAAACGAGAGTTGTTAGAATATGCGGCTCTTCAAAGAATAGGTATGCGGAAAAAAGATGCTGATATTTATGTACCGGCAACTCTAAAAGAATTAGAAGGAAAAGAAATTTCTCAGCAATTGCAATTTCACGATTTTGTAACTGTATTGACATATGGAGATGATATTGTTTCGTCGATATCAGTAGCAATTCCAGAATGTACGCATAAATTTGCTGGTGAATTTTTGTCTCAATATGGCGTAATTTATACCATGCCAGACAAAACTTCTGATCCTGTAGAGTATATGAAGATTTCCGAAACATCATTCCTTAAACGATATTGGAGATATGATGAGGAAATGCAAGGATTTGCGGCACCTCTGGAAGAAAATTCTATTAGGAAGAGTTTATCTACGTGGGTCTATTCTAAAACCCTCATACCAGAAGAGCAAGGTG